GATTTAGTATATGAGTTCATTACTATGGAGGATTTACTAAACGATAGAACCAACGCCGAAGACTGGACTGATAAAAAGAATATCACAAAAGCATCTAAGACTGAGATAGGTAAGTACGGCGTTAACAACATATTAAAATACGAATATGCGGAAGATGTGGTTTCGTTTTTAGATTATAATCATATAAGCACTAATCTAAACCAAAAGACAGAGGAGGATTTATACTCTAGTTTGTACGAAGTTTCTAGGGTTTCGGGCTCGTTTATGGGCGTTGATACGCTAAACCCTAAAACATTCGAACTTATCGAGGTTGAGGAGTACGGAGGCGCTGAAGGTGAGCAGTATTTGTCAGGTTATCACTCGTACTATAAAGCCATAGAGGGTAAGAATAGAGCGTCTAAGGTTAGATTGAACAGTAAAACTTACAGCATCATAGACGGTAACGGAGCTACTATCTCTGTCTCAGGGTTAACTAACTACCTAACCAATGATAAGGTAGGTATGGACTTCTATTATAACAGATATTTTAAAGCCTTTTCTAGAGTATTAGATAAGCCCATTAAGGATACTATGAGTTTGTACCTATCTCCTTTGGATATACATAAATTAGACTTCTTTAAATTGAAGTATATGTCTCAAGATGGAAGGTACTATTATCTAAATAAAGTAACGAAATTTAAGGAAGGAATCAATACTTTGTGCGAACTTGTAGCCGTTATCGGTAACGAGTCAAACGACTACGAGTGCGAGGATTACATTTACAATAACTACGCTACAAACATATACACAGCATGAAAAAAGTAACATTATTTACGGCAGAGATAGACACTAAAGCTATAATAAAAAAACTAGCTGATTACAAGCAAAGTCTAGAAAAAATTAAAGCTTCTCAAAAGAACCTTAACACTAGCACAGCCAAAGGAGCTGAGCAGTTCGTTAAAAATCAAGTTGAGATTAAAAAAATTAAAGCAGAAAGCCTGAAGTATGAGAAGGTAGTAACACAATTAGAGAAAGGCTCTAAGGGTTTAATGAATGTTAACAAGAGCTTAGATAGCACTCTTAAACGTGAGGTTGTTACTATTAACCAAGCAAGAGAGAGCAATAAAAAACTTTTAGCAATAAGAAACAATCTTAACTTAAAAAGTAAAGAGGGTATAGCGGCTAGAGATAGAATAAACAAACAGCTAGATAAAAATAACAAGCTCATTAAAACCAACGTCGCAGGGTTAGAAAAACAGAAAATAAATATCGGGAACTATGGTTCCGCTGTCGGCAAAGTAACAGGAGCGCTTAAGAGAATGGTCGGCGCTTTCGCTATATTTAATTTGATAAAAAACTCGTTCAAGGTAGTAAAAGAGTTCGAACAGTCTCAAGCTAATTTGGCATCTGTGTTAGGTGTTAACATTAATGAGATGAAAGGGCTTACCGAACAAGCCAAAGAGTTGGGAGCTACAACAACATTTACAGCCTCTCAAGTTGCTGAGTTAGCGTTAGAATTTGCTAAGCTAGGATTCTCTCAACCCGAAATAGAGGGGATGACTGAAGCTACATTAGCTTTAGCTGAAGCAACAGGTTCGGAGTTAGGCGAGGCGGCTTCTGTTGTCGGTGCTACTATGAGAGGATTTGGTTTAGAGGTTAGCGAGACTCAAAGAGTTACTGATGTGATGGCTAAGTCTTTTAGTAGTTCCTCTTTAGACATGGCTAAATTTAGTACGGCTATGGCTTCTGTAGCGCCTGTAGCTAAGTTAGCAGGTGTAGGCCTTGAGGAGACTACAGCTTTACTCGGAACTTTAACAGATAGAGGTATAGACGCAAGTACCGCAGGAACTGGCCTGAGAAACATGTTCTTAAAGTCTAACAAGGCAGGACTTACATTTGATGAGGCTTTGCAGCAGATTAACAGTTCTTCTGACAAGTCAGCAGCCTCTATGGAGTTGTTTGGTTTAAGGGGGGCTACTCTAGGCGTTATACTATCGGAGACTCAGGGAGATGTTGAGTCACTAACTGAAAAAGTTACAGATAGCGAGGGAGCAGCGGCAAGAATGGCGGAAACCCAAAGAAATACTTTAGGTGGAGCTATAAAATTACTGCGTTCAGCATGGGAAGGATTGGTTTTAAAATTCGAGGAGGGAACGGGTGTATTTGGTACCGTGAAAGATATTACTTTATTGGTTGCGGATAACTTGACGGAGTTAGTTAAAGTTGTGGGTATAGCAGGCGGTGCTTGGTTAGCTTATAAAACGGTTGTGGCTTTGTCGAGTGTTCAGAGCTTTTTAATGCAACAACAGGCACTTTTAACTGGTAAAGCTATGGCATCTTCGGCGAAAGGTGTAGGTAAAGCTACTTTTTCATTTAAAGCGTTCAACAGAGCGTTAAAGGCTAACGCTTTATTTTTAGCTATAGGCGCTTTAGTGGCTCTGGTTGCCGTGGTTAAAAAACTAAACAAACCATTAAGCGAAACCGTAGATGAGCTAAACAAGGCGAACGCTGAATTCAGAGAACAGAGCAAAGCTTCTGTTGACTTAAGTAATGACCTTAATACTATGGCTGATAGATACGACGTTTTAAAAAATAAAACAGAAAAATCTAAGGATGAGCAAAAAGAGTTAGACGGTATCATTAAAGATATAGCTAAAAACGTACCAGACGCAGTCACAGAGGTTGATAAATACGGAGACGCTATAGATATAAACACTGATAAAGTTAAGGAGTTTAATAAAGCGAACGGCGAGATTATGGCTATGGATGCGGACATCATGATAGATAAACAAACTATCTCTCTAAAAAAGTTGCAGATTGCGCAGGATAAAGTTAATGCGGCGCATGGAGAAAATGCTGAGGGTGCTGAGAAAAGTAACGGTGTTTATATAGAGGGAGTGGGTATTGTGAAAAAGGTTAACGGCGTTCTACAAGAGTACAATAAGTGGTCTCGTAGTAGCAGAGACTTAACAAAAGAACAGAAAAAAAATTATAAGGAGTACGTGCTGACTCTTGAGGAAGGTATAAAAACAACACAAAAAGAGATAGAAGGAAACGAAGATATAATAGCATCCGTGACTGGGGTAACTAACGCTCGACAAGACGGCGAAGCTATAGCAAAAAAAAATGCAGAAGAAACAGCGACTCGTTTAGCAGCGGAGTTAAAAGCCGAAGAAGACAAAGACGGAGACGCTGAAAAGAACGCTAAAAAACGACTAGATAACTTAAGAAAATCCTTAAAAGCCGAGGTTGATTTAAGTAAGCTTAGGTTAGATATGCTTAGAAAGGAGAACAAAGAAAGCGGATTACTAACAGGTGTAGAGCAGGCTGAAGTAGTGAGAAAAGCTAAACTAGAGATCTTGAAAAAGGAAGAAAAAGCATATGAAAATAGCTCTAAATTTAAAGACGGAGTAGACGAGGAGAGAGAACTACAGCGGTTAAAATTCAACAACGAAAGGCTAGCTATAGACGCTGAGTTTGTAGACGAATCGGCAAGGTTAGCAATAGAGAGCAGCGAAGAAATCATAGAGAACTATAAGCTACTTAATCAGTCTAAAATTAAAGACGCTAAATTCGTTAATGATGAGTTATTCAACTTAGAGGCTAAAAGAATAGACGAAACATATATTAAAGAAATAGAAGCTCTAGAGCAACTAGAATTAAGTAACGATGAATATTTAAAAAGGCTTAACATTATAAACGAGGAGGCTAACGAAGCTGACGCTGAAAACAAAAACAAAAGAAGAGAAACAGAGTTAACTCAGCAAGAAATAGACTTTGAGAACAGGCTAGAATTAAGAAGGCTTAACGGGGAGAGTGAGTTTCAGTTAAGGATAGAAGAGCTAGAAAGACTTAGACAGGAAGAGCTGAGAGTGGCTGATTTAACAGGAGCTGATATATCCCTAATCAATGAAAAATACTCTAAGGCTACAGCTAAGGTTGTTAAGACAGAGCAAGATGTAAAAGTGGATGCTAACGTTAAATCTGCTCAAGCTATATCAGGAGTCCTTAAGCAGCTAGCAGGAGAAAATAAAGAGATAGCTATAACAGCGGCTTTAATAGATGGGGCTTTAGGTATACAGAGCATACTATCTGATTACCCGAAGTTCGACGGTGGTTTTGCTATGGTAGCTGCTATGGCTGCCGCTGCTATAACTACAGCAACTAGTGTATCAACTATTCAGAAAGCTGAAAAAGGTATATCGTTTCAAGGGACGTTACAAGGTGCGTCACACGCTCAAGGGGGCATTAACTTAGGCAACGGTATAGAAGCAGAGGGAGGCGAGAACATGTACTCAGCTAATGGACAGACGCACATAGTAAATAAGAAAGCCTCAACACTCATCAATAGAATGGGTATAATGGGCGCACTTAGTTATATAAACCAAAGAGAGGGTAACGGTGTAGCTTTAAACACTCCCACTTCCTATGCGTCTAAAGGAGGTTTAATCTCTACTTTACGGGGTGGCAATGTTGAGATTGACTATAATAAAATGGCTCAAGCTTTTGAATCAGGAGCTAGCAGAGTTCAAAACACTGTAAACGTTACAGAGATAAACAATGCTAACAACAATATAGCACAGATAGATGAATTTTCAACCGTTTAAGATAGTAAAGGCGTGGTATAACGTTGGGTTAAGTGCGTTACACATAGATAACGATATCACAGAGGTTCTAGCTAAAGAAAGAGCCTCTGTGTGTGACTCATGCCCTAGCAAAAAGGAAGGTAAGGTTTTAACCCGATTTAAAGACTCAATAAAAGAGGCTGAGGGTTTTTATTGTGGTGATTGTTTCTGTCCTTTAGTAGCTAAAATTCGCTCAGATGTACCCTGTGATAAATGGAGTAAATAGTAAGCGGAGACGAATATTCTATATTTACACTTTATTTTTAGAGCTAAAAGTTATAACAAAAGTATCACGATTATATTATGTTAAGTAGGATTTTTATTCTTATTTACTCTTTATATTCTTTATTATTAGTTAATTAACTTAATTAATTAAATAAATAAATATAATAAAAGAAGTAAAAAAGTAGTAATACAGAGAGTACGCTCCCATAAATAAAATATATTTATTATCAAATAAACGATATAATAAATAAATAATAAAAAAATAATCCTTAATAGAAAATAGAGATTTTTTACTTCTTACAAAATTATTTAATTTTATCTAGTTGGATTTAATCTCTATTCTTATCTTTGAGAAAAATATTTACCAATGAATAAAGAAGTATTAATTTCATCAAGTTACAGTTCTGAGAATACTGCAGAGGTTTCTAATATAGATTCCGAGGCAGGTATCATATACGGAGTGAAAGAAGCTTCTTTAGGACTTAATAAAAATGGCTATTACTTTACAGAGGATTTACTTTCTTCTTTAGCCGAGCAAGGTAATGCAGGCGAAGGTATAAAAGCTAGATTCGGTCATCCGACTCAAGGTCTTGAATCGTTAGGTACTTACATAGGAAGAAAAAAGAATTTTAGAATAGAAAACGGCTCGCTTTATGCTGACTTATTTCTAGACCCTTTAACTAAAGACACTTTAGTTAACGGTACTTCTACTTTTAACTTCATAATACAAATGGCAAAAAATAACCCTGACATGTTAGGTTGTTCTGTTGTGTTTCAAGCTTCTTTGTCTGAGACTGAAATAGAAGGGGAGACTCAATTAGTCCCTTCTTTGGTTAAATTCACTGCTTCTGACTTGGTAGATGAGCCTGCGGCAACAGACCATTTGTTTAACTCTAAATCAATAAATAATTCAGATATGAATAAACTACAGAAAGCTATCGAGGTATTAAAATTATCTTTTAATACAGCGTTAGAAACATTAAACAATGAAGAGGCACCTCAGAATGAGGTTGTATCTGAGGTTGTAGAAACTTTAGACACAGGTCTACAGGTTACTATCGACACAGACGAAACAGACATTCCAAAAGTTGGAGACGCTGTAACTTTAACTGAAGGCGGAGAGGTTGCACCTGACGGTGTTCATGTTACTGCTAGCGGTTTAGAAATAGAGACTGAAGAAGGTCTTATAGTTTCTATAAAAGAAGAAGAAGCTGAAGAGCCTGTTGCTGAAGAGTCAGTAGAAGAGCCTGCAGTTGAAGAGGTACTAGAAAACAGTGTTACTCTAGAGTCTTTATCTGAAACGGTTTCAGCTATCGAGTCTAAAACTGCTGAATTTATGAATGAGACTACTGAGCAATTAGTGAAAGCCCTTGAGGTAATTACTGCTGCAGGTGAGGCTAGAGATTTAGCTTTTTCTGAAATGAAGGAAAGACAGACTGTACTAGCTTCTAGCATAGAGTCTAAAGGTTTAGAGTTCGCTACAAAAGAGGTTCTTCCTAAGTCGGAAAAATTAAATGAAGTAGACGCTTACTTAGCTTCTAGAAAAAAATAATATTCAAAATAATAATTTAAAAAGATAACAAAATGGCTTTAGATATTCAAGCAAATTTCAAGGCTTTCGCTTCAAGTGAAACTTATGTAAGCGAAGCTGCTGAAATAATGATTAATAGCATTGCAGAGGACGACGTTAACGGAATGTTAACAGTAGTTCCTGACGTAGCTAACGGTGCGCCTTTGGCAGTAGTTGACCAAATGGACAAAGTAACAAAAACTGATGCAGGTTGTGGAGATAACGCTATCTCTAAAACTATCGGAGGTTTTCAACAAAAATGGGACGTTAGAGATTTAAGCGTACACGTTAAATGGTGTTGGTCTGATTTCAAATCTTCTTTCCTTTCTTTCGGTTTATCTAAAGGAATAAGAAAAGCTGATTTAACTGCCGCTGATTTCGGTGATTTCTTAGAGTCTTTAGGAAACAACGCTATCACTAGAGACTTCGGAAGGATTGCTCTAATGGGTAACGAATCTGCCGCTACAGTTGCTAACGGAGGATACTTCAACAACTCAGGTGTAGATGTTGCTGATTATAGCCAAATAGACAAAGGTCTTTCTGCTACTTTGGATTATCTTTCTACAGTTGGAAGATTCCAAAAGAATTTCGTAAACATTCCACAGAACGAAATTACTGCTAGACAGTATCAGTTTGACGGATTAAACGGAACTAAGAAAGTTTCTGATATCGCTATCGAGCTAGAAGACTTAGCAATCGATTTTGACCCAAATCACCAAATTTGTAACTACAAAATGGTTCAAGGTTTCAAAAAAGAACTAAGAGACGCAGGAGCTTTCCCGACTGACGCTACTAGAAACATGTTAACTGACGGTTTAAACGTTTCTAACATTAACGGATACGGAACTTTTTCTTCTAAGGTTTATGACAGATACACTAAAGCAGATACAACAGGTATTTTCGCAGGAGCAGGAGCAGGAGACGTTCACAACCCTAACTTCATGGTGTTAACTACTAAAGCTAACTTATTGATGGGAATGGATGAGCAGAATGCAATTTCTGACATCGAGTGGTTCAGAGACCCAATTCTAGACGAAGTACACTTCAAGTGTAAGTATAGAGCTGATTTTAAAGTAGCTAACCCTGACATGTTACTAGCTGCAACATCTTACGACCCAACTGCATAATTTAATAACCAATAAGGGAGGGGATAATACCTCTCCCTTTTAAAACATAATAGAAAAATGGCAATTTGCGACGATAAAATAACTGGGAACATCTCTAGAGATTGTTCTTACAGACCCGCACAGGGAACTCTAGAGGCTTATCTAATTAATTTAGATGACTTGGATAGAGCTGCTAGTGTAAGTACTGATACAACGATAACGACCCTAACACTAAAGACAGGAGCTAAAATATATAGCGTAGACTCTGTAGATACAGGTTTAGGTTTATCTGCTACAGGTGCGAGAGATGCTTACGGTATGGCTTACACTCACAGACAGAAATTAAGAATCATTGATGGAACTTCTGCGACTTGGGAGCAATTAGACAAAATGAAAAATTCTACTTTCATTTCTCTAGTTAAAACTAAAGACGGTTCTTCTGCTTCTGATGCTTATTATAAAGTAGGTGGATTCGATTTCGGAATGCAGATGGATGTAGATTCTATCGATTTCGATGCTGAAAGTGGTACTAGAGGTATCGAGTTTGTTTCACAAGAAGGCTCTATGGAGTCAGGTTCTGTGAAAATATTCTTAGACACTGATTTAGCTACGACTGAAGCGTGGATAACTTCGAACTTATACGCTGTATAATTGAAGGATAAACTCTTATATATAAAAGAGGCTAAAATTGAGGAATTACTTTCGGGTAGTTCCTCTTTTGGTAATAACATAGACTTAATTATAGAGGTTTACACGTGGTTATTCGACTCTGCGTGTGGTAGTTGCCCGAGTAAGTTTATGGGGTATATTAACAGAATTAAAACTTATCAAATGGATACTAAATGTAACTATAAGCTAAAAGGTAACTTTCAAGTAACCGTATCGGCTTTGGGAGGTAGAACAATGACAAACCACAACATCACGAATAAGATGGCGGAGGCTTTTTTGTCTACTAACCCTAAAAATAGAATATCTTTTTTCTCTAAATATCCTGAGAATTACCTAGATGTTATATCTGAAAATAACAAACCTGCTAAGGTTGTTAAGGAGGTAATAGCAGAGGTAAAACCAAAAAAGGTAGCTAAAAAGACTAGAAAGACTAAAAAGAAGAGCTAGTTCAACTAGAAATAAGCATATATTAGAAAACCTCTTGATTTTATTAAGGGGTTTTTTTTGTTGGTTATCCTTCGTTAAATTATCTTTGTAATCGACTCATAAAATGTCATCACATGGAGATACTTGGACAATACAAACCCGCTGAATTTAAAAGAGAAAATAAGTCTATAGGCGTTATGATTAACGGAGAAGATAACCTTCGTTCTTTAGTATCTGAGACACTGATAGAAAAAAGCCCTACAGCTTCATTTTGTGCAGGTATGCTGTCTAAATTCATCACAGGTGCAGGATTTGTTAACGGGGATATAAACCTATCTAACAAGTCACACCTAAATAAAACGGTAAATTCTTTACTTAACGAGTGCGCTTCAGACCATTCTAAATTTGGAGGTTCATTCGTTCACGTTAGATATAACGCCTTGTACCAAAAGATAGAGCTTAATAAAATACCTTACACACAGTGTAGATTTGGATTAGAGGACGACGATAACTACAGCGGTAAAATAGTAAGAGCTAAAAAAGGTTGGGGAAAAAGAGCTAAGAGGGAGAGTT